GGAGAATACGGAGAAAAACTCAGCAGGCCGCACTACCACGCCTGCCTATTTGGCATCGACTTCGATGACAAAGAACCTTACAAAGACCAGGAAGGAATTATTACGTACACCAGCGACACGCTAGCAGAGATATGGGGCAAAGGCTTTTGCACCCTCGGCGAACTCACATACGAGACAGCGGCCTACACCGCCAGGTACATCATGAAAAAGATTACCGGCATACGAGCCGAAGAACATTACGGACGAGTTAACACCGAGACAGGCGAGCTGTATAAGCTTCAACCAGAATACGTAACAATGTCGCTAAAACCCGGAATAGGAAAAACGTTCTATGAAAAATACAAACAGGACTTCTATCCATCGGACGAATGTCCGGTACCCGGACGAGGCGTCTATAAAAGCGTACCTAAATACTATGACGCACTACTTAAAAAACACGACGAAGACACCTACCGAAAGGTTAAAAAAGCTAGAGCAGAGTTCCACAGTACCCACAGTAAGGACAGCACTGCTCGAAGACTAGAGGACCGATACAAGGTCAAAAAAGCACAACTAAAAACACTCAAAAGAGGCTACGAACATGGACAATCTTGATTGGAAAACAGAAAGTAAATACAAACGCAAAATGCATTGCTGCGGACCAAAACATCGCGGCGATAGAAATACAGAAGAAAAATACCTATGGAGGCACCCACTAATAATGGGCAGCTACTGCTGGAACTGCCGACAACTTATAAAAATAGCAAATTACGCATACAAGGAAACAGCATGAAACTCAACGCATACACTATCTACGACGTAGCTTCGGGCGTATACATGCGCCCTTTTTTCTCTCAAGCAGACGGACAAGCAGTCCGAGGCTTTAAAGACATAGCAACAGACGCGGACCACGAAGTCGGCAAACATCCAGAGGACTACACGCTCTACAGAATCGGATCGTTCAATGATACGACCGGAAAAATGGAAGGCGAAGAGCTCGAAAAACTCACCACCGGATTGGAATGCGTATCTCAAGATCGCAACCCAAAACAAGCAGACCTGAAACTCGCAACAGAGGGCACGTAAATGGCACAACGTACAAAAGTTGGCAAAAGCCAACACCGCTTCGGACAAGTACCGCGAGCGGATATACCACGATCAACCTTCGATCTATCACACGGCGTAAAAACCACATTCGACGCCGACTACTTGGTACCAATGGGCGTATTCGATGTGATACCAGGCGACAGCTGGAACTGTAAAACCACCATCGTAGCCCGCCTCGCCACGCCTTTGCACCCCTTGATGGACTCGCTGTACATCGACACCTTTTACTTCTTCGTGCCCTATCGAATTCTATGGGACAACTTCGAAAGATTCATGGGAGCACAGGACGATCCCGGCGATTCAATCGACTTCACAATACCTGTAATCGAGGGCGCGCAGACAATAAATGTCGGAGACATAGCAGATTACATGGGAATTCCCATCGGCTTAGCCGGCGACGACGTCAGCGTAAGTGCACTCCCGTTTAGAGCATTCCGGAAAATATGGAACGATTGGTTCAGAGACGAAAACTTGCAAGACAGTCTCGACGAAGTCACCAACAACGGACCGGACAACGCCGCAGCGAGCGACTACGATGAAGTGCCCTATAAGCGCGCCAAAAAGCACGATTATTTTACGTCCAGCTTGCCCTGGCCCCAGAAAGGGGATTCCGTGAATTTACCACTTGGTACAAGAGCCGATGTAGTCGGTATCGGACTAAACGTAACCGACACGGGCTCGGCAGCAGGAACAATCACCACCCGCCAAACTGGCGGCCCACCGACAGTAGATATGGACAACACATGGGTCTCCGGCGATCCTCAATTACTCTTCCAGGCTGAAGTTGGCAACACAAGTTACCCGGATATCTATGCAGACTTAACAGATGCAACGGCGAGCACTATCAACGAGCTTCGCCTGGCATTCCAAACTCAACGCTTGCTCGAAAGGGATGCGAGATCTGGCACAAGGTACGTGGAAACGCTCAAAGCACATTGGGGCGTCACATTTCCCGATTATACGGCACAGCGTCCCGTTTATTTAGGTGGAGGAAGCCAACGGGTAGGAATCACGCCAGTACCACAAACTACGCAGCCAACCAGCTCTACAGCCGGCAATGCCAAGGGCGCGCTCGCCGGCTTCGGATATAGCGTCGGCGAACATAGCTTCACCAAAAGTTTCGTAGAACACGGCGTCATTATCGCCCTGGCGAACGGACGAGGCGACATTACATATAGCCAGGGGATCGACCGGTATTGGAATAAATCGACAAGATATGACTTCTATTACCCGGTCCTCAGCGGCATAGGGGAGCAGTCGATTTTAAATCGTGAGATATGGGCCGACGGATCCGCAAACGACGACCTCGTGTTTGGGTATACAGGCCGGTATAACGAATACAGGTTCCAAAACAGCAAACTTACTGGATTGATGCGACCGGACGCTGCAAGCACATTAGCCTCATGGAACTTAAGTGAAGATTTCGGCACACTACCGACACTCGGAAGCACGTTCATCGAGAGCAACACCGGAACACCATTGGATAGGGCAATCGCAGTACCGTCAGAACCACACTTCATCGCAGATATCTGGCACGATATTAAAGCAGCACGTCCATTACCGCTGTACGGCGTACCAGGCGGGATAGACCACTTCTGATGGATGAATGGGAATATTATTTTGGAGCAGTGGCAAGCATCCGGTTCCACCCGCGTAACGAAATAAAAGATATCGACAAGGAAGTCGAATTCGCGGCAAAAGTAGCGGACGCAATGATTCGAGAAAAGGAAAAACGATGGCAGTTACAGCAGCAGCAATAGCCGCCGGCGGAAGCATTATAGGCGGTATGATTGGCTCAAAAGGCCAAGCCGCAGCTAACCAGGCTAACGCACGTCAGGCAGCACTTAACAGAGCGTTTCAGGAACGCATGAGTAATACAGCGCATCAGCGCGCAGCAATAGATCTGGAGAAAGCAGGGCTAAACAGGATCCTGGCACTTGGCAGGCCGGCGACCACGCCAGGCGGCAATACGGCCAGGTACGAAAACACGAAAAAACCCCTTCAGGAAGGAATCAACCAGGGGATAACCAATGCATTGCAGGCCAAACGGCAAGCAGCAGAAATAAAGCTAATCCAAGCCCAAGAAACAAAAACTCTAGCAGAAGCAGGAAACGTGCCAAAGCAAGGAGCATTACTCGACGCACAGACCAGGCAACTCGGTGCACAATACGGACTAACCGAGGCACAAACATCCCTGGCACAAGCCCAGGTAGAAAAAACGAAAGCAGATAAAGACCTTTCACGGGAACTCGCTAAAAAAGCTATACAGGAAACCGATATTAAACGGACGGAAGCACAATTGGCAAAATTCAGAATGGGCCTGGAAACGGCCCTCTACGAAGGCAACCTTGGAAAAACGCTATATTTCCTCAAAGAACTAGCAATCCCTATCGCCGCGCTTGGCGCCGGCGTATTTACAATGGGAAAGGCTGCCGGACAGGCAGCAACATCAGCAAAAGGCGCCGCAGATGCCGCCAAACAATATTCAAAAGACTTACCACCTCTCTTACCAGCACCAGGACAATAAAATGAGCTTTTACACAAACGAAGATGGAGTGAGACTAACGCAAATTCCGAAGGACTACTCAGACGGTCGAACGAAACAATCCTTCAAAGATCAGACAGATGTTAACAAAATAATCGCAAGGCATGCCCGTAGCGGAACACTATCCCACCTGGAACAGTGGGGCGGCCAATACGGCGACCTTAGCGGATTTGACTTTCAAACCGCACAAAATCAGATTGCAAAAGCAAACAGCATGTTCGAACAACTCCCGGCAGAAGTCCGGCGAGAGTTCTCGAACAGCCCCGAACGATTCTTCGAATTCGTTAACAATCCAGAAAATAGCGACAAACTGGCAGAGAAACTGCCAGAACTGGCAAAACCCGGTACCCAATTGCCAAACGTCCGTCCTACGGGCTCTAATCCACCTGAAGAGCCCGAACCAGCTCCGGTAGACCCGGAGCCTACCCCGTGATCGTGGACCCCGTAGGAACACTCCACGGGCCCCGTGCAGTATCCTTTACTTGATGTATACTGCACAGGTGACACCCCCAGTACTAAAACGGGGGTTAGTCACCGGTCCCCGTTCATAGGGGACAACAACAAAACAGACCATGAGGTAAATAATGACGCAACAAGGCATAGAGCAACAGCTCGACGAATGGGCAATAAATCACGCAATCGACAATTCACCGTATTTCAAACGGCAACGTGAGATACGTAAACGGAGAAAAGAGCAAATGCGCAAACGCAGAAAACTAGGTAAACGGCGAAGCAGAAACATGTTCGCCAAAGGCGTCATGAAAGAGCACCCGAAAAACCGCTATATGGCACGCGGCGGCATCAGGCTATGACCGATGCCATGCTACAGTCCGCTTAAAGGTTTTGAGCACCCGGAACACGGCATCGTCTTTAGACGAATGGCCGATGCCGGGAAAGCGATCGACGTAGCATGCGGACAATGCATGGGATGTCGGATCGACAAATCAAAAGAATGGGCAGCGCGCTGTGTACACGAAGCGGAAATGCACGAGGAAAATACCTTCGTAACGCTGACCTACGACCCAAAACACCTGCCGCGAGACGGCAGCTTGAACAAAGAACACTTCCAAAAAT